TGGGCGCGCGCGACGGGATGCCCTGAACGGCACGGGCCGGCCGGGCGGGATCGTCGGCCGAGCCGTAGTTCCCGGCGATCTGCGGGATAATGCGGATGGCCTTCGCGAAGGCCTTGTCCATCGTCGCCTGGGCGGCGGCGTCAAGGTCGTCGAAGTCCATCCGCATTCCCCTCTGAGGCTTAGGCGGTGCGCTTGGCGCGCATCAGCGCGTTCGGGCGCGTGCAGATTTCCAGATTGTTGCGCTGGATTTCGCCGTTGCGGCCCTTGCCGTTTTCCATCGGCCACTGCTTGGCGTAGTTCGGCTGGCCGAGGGTGTTGACCGTCTCCTCGTAATCCGCCGGCGCGTAATAGGTGCGGAACAGCCCGGGGACGCCCATGGGCACGAACTTTGCCTTGCCAGTCGGGATGCCGAGCAGCGCGCCGTCGCCGGTGTCGTCGATCGCGCCGTAGTTCTCCCAAACGATGCCGCCGAACTGGAAGATCGGGTTCGACCCGCGGTTCGGGCCGACGAAGCTGTCGCGCAGGAACGCGGCCTCGTTGGTGTTGAAGTAGGTCTTGCGGACCTCGGGATGCGTCAGCAGGTCGTCAAAGAAGCTGTCATCGCAGAAGCAATGAATATAGCTGAAATTGACGGCGCCGAGCGCCTTGCGTGTGGCACGGATGATGCTCGTGCACTTCTTGAGCAGCGTGCCGTCCGCGGCCCCGAGATTGGTCAGGTCGAAATTGACCTCGGCCGGCTGTGCGACGCCGAACGTCTGATAGAGATCGAGGCTCGATCCGCCCTTATAGGTGACGACGCCCTGGATCGCGCCGATGCGCGAATATTCCTGGGTGATGTCGAGGTCGGCCGCGTTGTCGGCGAGCTTCTGAGCGATCACCGACATATAGGGGACGAGCTGATCCTGGGCGCCGAAGGCGCGCAGGCCCTGCACTTCCTCGGCCAGCACCGACCAGTCGCGCTGGAAATGCGGGATGGGGATCGACCGGATGTTCCGCTTCGGCACATCCTTGGTGTCGCCCGGACCGCCGCGCGGCGTCGGGGCGACGATCTGGAGGATGTCGCCGATGCGCTCGATCGAGATCGAGGTCGTCGCGACGGAACTCGCGGTGAACAGCCCGAGATCATTGAGGCGCGTGGGGCGCGGGCGAATGTCGCGCAGCGCATCGGTCAGCGAGGTGATGCTAAAGGCATCGGAATTGAAGATGTCCAGCATTGGACGTTTTCCCTTGCAATGGCCGCAAACGACCGCGCCCCGCGCCCATGTCGGTCGCGGGGTGGTGGTTTCCGGTGATGTCGGTTGATGGCCCGCCTATCGGCGGGCGGCGGTCGCTACGGCCTAGTAGCGGAGGATGATGCCGGCGGCGGCAAGCTGCGCCGCCTTGGTGGCCTTCTTGGCGTCATTATCGACGCTGGCGTCGAAGGTGACGGTGTGCCCGTTCCACTCGGCGTCGCGCTCAATGATGGCGATCTCCACGTCGTCGGTCGTCGCGTCGGCGCCGTAGAGCGCGATGGCGCAGGCAACCTCGGCGCCTTCGAGGCCGGCGGTGTAGGCATCCGGGCTCGGCGCGAACTTGCCGCTACCGGCATCGACGGTAATGTCGAAGCCGTCGCCGACCGCGAAGTCGGTCGCCCCGTCCGCGATGGAAAAGGCGATCTGCGTGGCGAACGCAACGCCCACGCTGCCGACGCCGATCATATGGCCGCCCGGATCGCGAACCTCGAACTGGCCGGCATTGGCGACGGCCTCGATGAAGCGCACCTGATAGACGCCGGAAACGGCGCCGGCCAGAACCGGGGCGGCGGGATCAAGCGTCAGGACGCCGGTGCCGGTGTTGCCGCCGGCCTTGACGGCCGAGGCCGCGGTGCCGGCGAGCGTCAGCCGGCCGAGCACGGTGCCCGGCGACAGAATGCCGATGCCGCCCTTGATAATCGCCACGCCGCGCGAGCGATGAAACCCGGCCTCGCTCATCAGGCCCTCGCCGGGATGCCGGCCTTCCGTGAATACGGTCATGTTGAAATCCTCTTTTGCGCGGGCCTACGGCTGCGCGATTGCTGTCGAAGGGGATGAGCGCGACCGCCTTAGCGGTAGCGCTTCATCGCCTGATCCCACCCGGACTTGACGGTCTCGGCATTGACCTCGACCTTGCCGCCGGCGCCGATCTCCTTGCGGCCCTGCTGGCGCGCCTCGATCTGGTCGGTGCCGGACATATCGGCCTTCGGAAGGCTCGCCAGCGTCTTGATGGCCGCGTCCGCCGGCATGGTCGTCGTGAAGGCGAGGTTCTGCGCCGCAGCCTCGCGCCCCTTGGCCTCGTCCGAGGTCATGATCGCCTGGATGCGCGCCGTCTGCTGCTCGGCGGTCAGGCCGGCGTCACCGGACTTGCCCTCGGGCTGCTCGGTCGATGCGTTCGGCTTTTCGGCGTCGGCATTGGCGACCAGCGCGGCCTTGACGCCGGCCGACACGCCGGCCGACACCGCATCCGCGATCACCTTCGAAAAGTCAGCGGCCGACATTTCGCCGACCGAGGTTTCGTTGTTCATTGAAGAACTCCTGTTGGATTTGCCCGCGGGCCGTCGCCGCGCGCCGGAAAGCTCGGCGAGAACCTGTTCGAGCGAGCCGATACGATCCGCGAGCCCGCGGTCGATCGCCTCCTGGCCGATGAAGGTTTGCGCCTCGGTCTTGCGGGCAGCGGCTTTCGACAGCTTCCCGCGGCGACCCGCTGCAACCGTTTCGAGGAAGCGGTCGTAGAAGGTCATCACGTCGCGCTGCATTGCGGCGCGGACATTATCGGGCAGAGGCCCGAAAGGATTGCCGTCCACCTTGTGGGCGCCGGCGTGGATCAGCGTGGGGCGAATGCCCCGCGCCTGTAGCTCGCCGCTCCGGTCAAGGTGCAGCATGACGACGCCGATCGAGCCGACGATGGAGGTCGGCGAGACGACGATCTCATTGGCGGCCGAGGCGAGGCCGAAGCCGGCGCTGGCGGCCATGTCGTCCACCACCGCGACGACATTCTTCTTCGCCGCAAGCGACCTGATCTTGGCCGCCAGCCCGAACATGCCCGTTGCCTCGCCGCCCGGCGAGTTGATGTCGAGCACCACGCTGTCAATGTCCGGGTCGGACGCAGCGTCGTCGATCTGCGCGCCGATGCCCTCGTAAGAGGTCATGCCCGAGCGGCTATTCAGCCAGGCGCCGCGGTTCACGAGCGAGCCGTCGATCGTGATCAGCGCCGTCCGGCCAGTGGCGCGAACGAAACTGTCCGGCCTCGACTGGCGGCGATGCGAGCCAACGAACCTCGACGCCTCTGGTGCCGGGACCGTGATCTCGGCCTCGGCGCCCTCGAAGATCGTTTCCGGTATGATCCGGCCTTCCAGAACCCCGAATATGACCTCGGCCTTGCCGGGCTCGATCAGCAGCGGCTTGCCGATGCAGCGGTCAGCGAGGAGCGGGAGATAGCGGTTGTTCACCAAGGCCCGCCCCTCCCGTTACGAAAGAACCGCCGGACCGGGAGCGGCGTCGTGCGATTTCCGAGCGCATACCGGCTGGCCCGCTTGCCGCTCGCAATCGCGCAGGCGTCGTCGGCCTGCGCGATCAGCGCGTCCAGCCGATCGAGGTCGGCCCGGCTATATTTGACGTGCCGCCGCGTGCCGTTACCGGCTTGGAACTCGACCTCAACGGCGGTGCCGCCGGTGATGATCTCGTCCCGGATCGCCTTCAGGTCCACCGCCCGCTGGCACGGATCGGCTTCAAGGCTGGTGATCGCCATCAGGCGGCCTCCTCAAATACGGCGGTGGTCGCAAGCCTCGCCGCCTCGGCCGCTCGGGTGGCGCGCTCGTCCGCAAGGGTGACGACCTCGGCCGAAGCCTTCTTGTCGTCGCTCTTGTTGGCGTCGGCCGCCGCGATCTGCGCCTGCGCGATCAGGGTCGCCGGGTCGGCGCTGTCGGGGAGCCCATATTTCTCGCGGAGCGCCTTTTCGCGGGCGCGCTGCGCATAGACATCCTCGATATCGACGCCGAGATCGTTGGCGATCATCTGGTCGGTCACGACGCCCATGCCGCGCAGGATGAGCGCCGCCTGGGCGGCCTTGAGATCGTCCGCAACCGGCTTGGGATCGCCGGCCCACTCGGCGCGGCACGCCGCGGCTCGATTGGCAAGGAAGCCCTCATATCCGCCGGGGAACGGGATGCGGCCAGAGGCGATTTCCTCCTCAAGCCACGCCTCGTAGATCGGCTGCAGAAAGGGCGCGAGCAGGTGCTTCCGGCGGCCCTTGGTGATCCCGAAGATTTCGTTGACCGCCATGCGGACGCTGGAATACGTCGCGCCCTGATAATCGCCGGTGGCGCTCTCATAGGTGAGCCCGAGGCATCGGGCCATTTCGCGCAGCAGATGCAACGCGAAATCCTTGTAGCTGCTGGTCGGCTGTTCCGGCGAATGGAACTCCAGCTTCTCGCCCGGCATCATGTGCGCGATGCGACCGGCCATTCCAACGTCGATCGGATGGCCTTCGGCCCACCCGGCCTGAGCCTCGAACCACGCCTCGATGGTCGGGGTGCCGTTTGCCGCCATGCGCGCCTGTTCCTGCGGCGTCAGCATGGACCGCAAAGCTTCTTCGGTCGGCATGTTGGACGTGATCGATGCCGCAAAGACCGTCTGGATGATCGAGGTCATCAGCGTGGCGTCGGCCAGCCGGTCGAACTGCTTGGCGACCTTGAGCACCGGCACGAGCGGCGTGATGCCGCGTTTCTGGCCCGGCGCGCCCTCAAAGACGTGGATCACGTTCGGCCGCCCGCGGCTGTCGCGGGCCTGCACCTCGAATTCGATGCGGCCGAGCGTCGGATCGGGCTTCCACGCCAGATAGGCGATCGGCATCCCGTCCGGGTCGCAGCGCACGCCCGAGAACAGCAGGCGCGAGGGATCGGTGCGATTGATGATCCTGATCGGCGAGAGCAGGCGGACCTTCGTGCCGGTATTCGAGAACGGCCGGCGCCGCCAGACAAGCTCGGCGAGGATTTCGCCGGTGGCGAAATAGTGCTTGAAGGCCGACGCCTGCATCTGGGCCAGCGTCCGCGTCCCCTCGATGTCGCATTCCAGCGGGTTATTGGCCCACAGGTTGAAGCG